TAAAGAAAATTTACATACTGACATGCCTACCAACGGGCAGACCCATATCAATACCTCCCCCGAAAAAAGCAAGGGTCTGCCTGTATCTTGTCATACGTGCTGCGGATGTTGGGATGAGGTAGGGAAGGGAGTTTATTGTCGGTATGACTTATCGCCCGCACTATGCGGCCAAAGAAAATATAAAGAATTTCTTATATCAAAAACAAACAAAATATCGTTCAACGGTATCGATGTAGACGAGAACGATATAAACCCCATTCTTTTCCCGTTTCAACGAGTATTAACACGGTGGGCATTAAAAAAAGGTTGTTGTGCCCTTTTTTGCGATACGGGGCTTGGTAAATCTTTTATGCAGCTTGAATGGGCGCGTCTTATTGCAAAAACAGCCCTCATAGTAGCTCCCTTGTCTGTAGCAAAACAGACTGTCAGGGAAGGGGCCAAACTTGGCATAGAAGTGAATTATTGCCGCTTTCAGGAGCAAGTTAAGCCGGGTATCAATATAACCAATTATGAAATGATTGAACATTTCGATGCAGCAGCTTTCGGCGCGGTTGTACTTGATGAGTCGAGTATTTTAAAATCTATCGACGGCAAAACGAAAGATAAGCTGTTAGACATGTTTGTCGATACACCATATAAATTATGCTGTACCGCTACTCCCGCACCCAATGATATAGCGGAAATTGCAAACCATAGCGAATTTTTAGGAATCATGAATCGTACCGAAATGCTCGCGTCATATTTCGTCCACGATGACGATGGATGGAGGCTCAAGGGCCACGCCGAGGAGCCTTTTTATAAGTGGATGGCTTCATGGTCCATGTCAGTACGCAAGCCCTCTAACATTGGTTTCGACGATACAGGCTACAATCTACCATCATTGAATATCAAACCTGTGTTTGTCAAATCTGAGTATAAACCAGACGATCAACTGTTTTTCACTGGGTTAAAAGGGATATCTGATAGATCAAAGGTCAGGAAGGGGACCGTTGCCGAGAAAATTATGGCTGTCAACAATCTTATAACAAACGGAGATCAATACATCGTTTGGTGTGGATTAAACGACGAATCAAACGCGCTTAAAAAGATATTACCCGACAATAGAAACATTGAGGGAGCAGATTCTGCCGATCAAAAAACAAAAGACATAGAAGATTTCCAAGATGGAAAATATAAAGTTCTGATTACCAAACCTAAAATAGCTGGAATGGGTCTTAATCTACAAAATTGCCATAAGCAAATATTTATGGGCCTGTCAGATAGTTATGAGGCTTTATATCAATGTATCCGTCGGTCATACAGATTCGGGCAGTCAAAACCCGTCGATGTTTTTATAGTCCTATCTGAAATCGAACAGGATATTTACCGGAATGTACTCAATAAAGAAAAAGAGGCTATGCGTATGTCAGAACAACTCATTAAAAACGTAAGTGTTTATGAAATTGACGAACTCTCGTCTAAGACGGATGAATTTGTATATTCAACCGCGACGACTCAACACGAAAAATATAAAATTATGCTCGGAGATTCCGTAGAACGTCTAAACGAGATCTCGGATGAAAGCGTTCATTTGAGCGTATTTTCCCCGCCATTTCAATCACTGTACGTCTACAGCCCAACTGAGAGAGACCTGGGGAATAGCAAAAACTCAAACGAGTTTAGCGAGCATTTTCTTTTCATTGTAAATCATCTTTTAAGAGTTACTATGCCAGGCCGGGTATGCGCAGTTCATGTTGCCGATATCCCTGCCATGCTCGTCCGTGATGGTTACATCGGCATGAAGGATTTTTCCGGCGATATCATAAAATTATTCCAATCTGCCGGATGGATATTTGACAGTCGGATACCCATCGATAAAAATCAACAGGCGCAGAGCATTAGAACACATTCTAAGAGCTTAACCATGACACAAATGAAGAAGGATAGGTCATGGTTACGCCCGGCCTTGCCTGATTACATTTTAAAATTCCGCAAACCGGGAGACAATCCGATACCCGTTGCCGGTGGGATGACTGGCGACGAATGGATTGAACTAGCAAATCCAACATGGCCCAATGAAACAGATCGCTGCGCCGAATGGGGAGCATGGGCAACATGGTATGGAATTAAGGAATCCGATACCCTCAATGTCGCCATAGCCAGAGATAACAAAGACGAGCGGCACATTTGCCCATTGCAATTGGAAACCATTGAACGATGTATCCGGTTATGGAGTAATGAGGGGGAAACTATTTTAGACCCATTCGCGGGCATAGGGTCTACCGGCTACGTCGCATTAAAAATGCAGCGACGTTTTATCGGGTGTGAACTAAAGCCCAGTTATTATAAAAGCGCTCTCAATAATTTATCAGAAATAAATAATGCTCAAACCAATACGCTTTTTTAGGAGGGCCACAATGTCACAAGCAATATGTTTCATAGCCGGATATGTCCTTGGTGTATTTACCATGTGTTTATTGTCGATTGATCGGGTCAGGAAGTGGAAGAGGGGATAAGGTTGAAAATATTAGTCGCCTGTGAATTTTCCGGCATAGTCCGTGATGCATTTATAGGGCGCGGTCACGATGTCATGAGTTGTGACTTACTGCCGACAGAAAGCCCAGGGCCGCATTATTGGGGAAATGTGTTGGATATTATCAACACCGGGTGGGATTTAATGATAGCACACCCTCCATGCACATTTTTGACAGTTTCGGGGAATCGGTGGATGACCGGAAACTATCTGCGGTATTTAGAGCGTCTCAACGCCGCGCAATTCTTTTTTAGTCTCACGTTTGCAAATATACCGAAAATTGCCATTGAAAATCCCGTAGGTGTCATGTCGGGATTTTATCGAAAACCCGACCAGATTATACAGCCGTGGCAATTTGGACACGGAGAAACTAAAACAACGTGTTTGTGGCTCAAAGGATTACCAAAACTCAACCCGACAAATATAGTGCATGGAAGAAAAAATAGAATACACAGGATGCCGCCCGGGCCGGACAGATGGAAAGAACGTAGCAGAACATATCAGGGAATAGCCGACGCAATGGCAGAGCAATGGGGATAGATTGAAACCAATACGCTTTTTAGGAGGTTACCATGTCAGCATTTATAGGGTTCATTGTCGGTGTAAACGTCGGGTTTATTGTCGCGTGTTGTTTAATTACAAGGTTAGGAATTAGGTGAGGGGAATATAAGGCTATATGCCAAGATCAAGAATAATTAAGCCGGAATTTTGGGACGATGAAGTCCTGGCACAATCAACCTCAAGGGATGCTCGTCTGTTTTTTGTCGGCATGTGGAATTATTCAGACGATTATGCCGTCATAAAGGGTAATCCAATATGGTTAAAGAGTAAAATTTTTCCCTACGATGAAATCAAAATTGAAACTTTTCAAAAATGGATTACTGAATTAGAAAAAGGAAAATGGATTTTACCATTTATTGTTGATGGAGCAAAATATTATTATATCCGCACATTTGCAAAGCATCAAGTAATTAACAGGCCGAGTCAGCAACGAAACCCTGAGCCTCCAAAACAAATACTTGAAGGCTCACTGAATACTCACGGAGTGCTCACGTCTGAAATAGAAGTAGAAATAGAAGTAGAAGAGAAGAAGAAAGAAGCACCCTCACGCACAAAATACCTCGATTCAGTGATGCTGTCAGAAGACGAATACCGGAAACTCCAGGAGGCAATGGGCCAGAAGAGCCTGGACACTGGTATCGAAAAGCTGGATTACTCCATCACGGTCAAGGGCGGGAAGTATAAGGACCACTACAAAACGCTGTTGAATTGGCACAAACGTGGATTTACGGAATCGCAAAACGGCAATCAGCAAACTAAATCAGGGGCCGATGATGACTATATCGGCAAAGTCATGCGAGGTGAAATGTGATTAATATAGTCCACTGGAAAAACGTAGTCGGGCAAAAGAACATTGAGCGATTTATGTCTATCCAAAAGGGAATTTGTATAGCAAAACTAAAGGGGATGGATGAAGAAGAGGCATTAAAGAGAGCTAACCTTTCCCAGGACGATTTTGATATGTGGCAACAGAAGAGATTTTTTATTGGTAAATGTGGCTTCGAGCTAGATGACAAAATAACCCGCTGGCATGGCTGGTATAAATCCTACCTGGAGGGCAATGAGGTTAAATTTATGACCACAGCCCCGGCAGAGAAACGAAACTATATTCCCCTGGACGCTTGGCTAAATTGGCTGAAAGAAGCTGAGCAGGAAAGCATCGAGGATGAATACTACAACACGGCGGGCATGGTCAATAAAGTTTCCCGGCATGTGTGGACACCCTCAAAGCGGCGCGATGAGGTGGCACGGTGACTATGATCCACACAGAGCACACAATTCAAAATGCTCTGTATAAATATTTGGGTCTTAACTTCGCCGCCATTTTCCCAAATATGGATGTTATTACCGGCCACGAGGCTGATATACTGGCCGTTACAAAATCAGGTTACGCCTATGAATACGAGATTAAAATATCTTTATCAGACTTCAGGGCCGATAAGAAAAAACGAGCAAAACACGCGAGTCTATCCGGCCAATACCGGACGATACAGCACCCTTATTCATATTCTTCTGAAAGAACCGCTTATGTCTGTCATGACGCGCCCGACAACCCACATGAAGCTATAAGACTCCAGTGTTATCCAAATTTGAGGCCAAAAGAATTTTGGTACGTTGTATCCGGGTTTGATGTGCCGGACAATGAGTTGCCGGAATACGCTGGTCTTATGCGATATACGGGCAGGACATTTGAGAGAATAAAGAATGCACCACGCTTAGAGGCACAGAAGGTTAACCCAGAGCGGATAATACACGCCACAAAAAATATGTTGTATCGATATTGGGCGATGAGAATAGAACAGGACAAAAATAATGGTAATAGGAGGACTGATGACCAAAACCCCCGACTATGTAACCCCAATAATGACATCACTGAAACTTATTCAAGAGCTTGTCAAAGTGGCTGAGAAAACGGAGAAGGATTTAAGCAGGATACGCAAGGAGTTGCTGGAGATGCTTATGAACGATGAGCGACAACCGGGAGGTGAGGGATGATAACGTGGTGTATTAGTACCGCCGTAAGCACAGCGTGTATTGTTGCTGCCATGATCTATGGATGGGGATTATATCCTAAATCATGGGGATGGATGATTTTTTGGTATGCGGCTGCAAATGTCGGATCCATGTTTGTGTGGGCGGTAAAAATTAAAATAATTAAAAATTGGGAGGGGAAGAAATGAAACGCATCAGACCACGGCGCAAGAAAAACGAAATGAACGATACTGAAGCTCGGTATGCGACGATCCTTGAGGAACAAAAGACAGCGGGGCTGGTTTTAGACTATGATTTTGAGAAAATCAAACTCAAATTAGCCGACAATACGTTTTACACCCCCGATTTTACAGTCACCACGCCGGATGAAGTTCAGTTTCATGAGGTTAAGGGGTTTTGGGAGGACGACGCCCGAGTAAAAATAAAGGTCGCTGCATCTCAATTTTGGCAATTTGCATTTTATGCCGTGACACTAAAAAAAGGCGCACCGACGAAAGGGCGGCAAGATCAATGGACAGCGGAGCCGATATAATGCCAGTTATTTTCCATTTAAGCTATCTCTGGTGCATCCTAAATTATTCAGGGATAGATTGTATAGGCATGAACTTTAAAATCGATTAGGAGGAAATTATGCAAATAACAGACTGCGATCGGATATTAGAGGATTCTCCTACTATCCAAAAAATCTATACGGGTGGTATGCCCTCATTGCGGCTCGGGTATGGTATACCCAACACCCGATGATTTCTGGCGATGCTACAAATGCGGTGCACACGCAGTACGGCCCCATGTCGAGACACGATCCTTGTCGGATGCAAAACAGCCGGATAAAAACACCCGCATTGAGGTATGCAGCAAGTGTGGGCAGCAATATTATACCAAACGCAGCGACCCGACAAAAATCTGCAATAGCTGCCGGGTTAAGCGGACTTGGAGCAAAACCTCACTCGGGTATTTGTGCCACGCTCGGAGCCGCACCGGTATGCAAAAATGCAATATATGCGGTATAGCCATATCCGCCGGCGAGCTATATTATGCTGAGCATAAACAAAAAAAATATTGGTGTGAAAAATGTGTAACAAACGCGAAATAGATAGGATTGATACCAGCTACGCCAATGATGTCCTCAACCAACTATATGCAGCTGTAGAGCTATTGCCAGCGTGTACATTGGCGGCTATCATGGCAAATGCTATCCAGGAGATACAGGCGCTGAGGGCAAATACCATATTGTCGGAGCCAACAACATGGTCTAAAATGTCCTATGCGTCCCACAACACAAAAAGCCCCTCGGAGTGAGGGGCCAGGTTGATGGTATATCGGTTATCGGCCCAACAACCACCAAATTAGTGTTGTAAATCCGATAATGCCATAGATTATCAGTACAGCGTAGATCACCTGCCATACGCTCCATACCTCGCGCCAACTAACAGGATGTTTTTGAAATGCGCATACTCCAGTATAATGGCACGATTGCTCGTGATCTGAGATGAGGGCATGATGGCACAGTTCCGGCCTGTAATAGGTACATTGCGTGTCGGTATGGTGGTTGATATCAATACCGAGGCGTTTCATTTCCCTACCTCCACAATAGATTCCTTTTTTACGTGCATGCTCCACCCCATCGTATAGGGTCTTCCTAAGATATATTTATGAGCCGCTTTATCCCATGCTATTTCGTTTGTTGCGGTTAAGCTCGTAGTAACACATCCTATATCAGATTTAATGCCGTCTTCTTTTTTGTACACAATCCATCGTTGCAATTTCATCTTCCTTCTCCTTTCTGGGTTTGATCCATCCTCGCAAGATATTCCCTCACCGCCCGCCTGATTACCTCTGCCTGAGGTACGCCTGTTCTCTCGCTGTATGCTCGGAGCGTGTCGAGAGTGGGTTTGTCTAGTGTTGTGCCTATCTTAATCATTATCCAACCTCCTCCTCATCATTAAACCCAATAGGCACACCAAACCGTGATGCAGCCTCTGCCTTAGTGTCTCCAAAAAAGGTAGATATACCATCGCTGCAAAACCATTGGGGCTTTATTTCGGTGTTGCCATCCTCGTCGCCTTCAACAAAAACTTCCGTGTCCTCTTGCCAAAACGTCAATTTTTTCATTTTATGCCTCCTTGCAGTTTGGGATAATTTCTTCTTGCACGATTTTTTGTGCTGCCTCTTTTGAGGTAGCCGCCTTGCCGTATCCATTGTAACGATCATACCATGTCCAGGTTGCATCAATCTGGAGGGGGATGATATAGAGTATCTTTTTAGTCCCGCTAGTCTCGTTGAGCATATATGCTTTAACATCTTTTTGAGTCATTGCGTTGCCTCCTGTTTTGATTTGTTGTGTTGCTCTCATATTATCTATTATAATAGCATATGCTAGGAGTGTCAAGGAAAAAGAATATAGAGATTTACTATATATTATTATTTCTAAAACCGCCTTAACAGAAAAATAGGCCATAACATGCTGAAATAACTAAAGAAAATAGCGTTTTTGACAATATAAAAATATTACTCTGTAGTAATAGAGTTCCTTATCCAGTGCGCGAATAAACCTTTTATATGGAAAAGTCAAGAGAAAAACAACATGGATACTGTTTTTATATGAACTGTTCACATATGAACAATATATGTGTTGACAATTACGATTATTTGTGGTAGAGAATTATTATGGCGAGAAAGATAGTGAGAGTATCAAAACGAGGCAGAAAGAACGAGGGAAGACCGAGTAAATATAAACCTGAGTATTGCCAGCAAATAATTGATTTTTTTTGTATTGAACCTACCCACGAAGTAAAACAGACATTTATCACTAAGGCAGGAATAAAAGAAGTAACCAAAAATGTTCCATCCTTTTACCCCACGATTGAAAAGTTTGCTTTTACGCTCGGAGTTATGACGGAAACTATCGTCGCGTGGACAAAGGAATACCCTGAGTTTTTCACCGCATATACAAGAGCGAAGGAAATGCAAAAGAATGTATTACTTCAAAATGCCTTGATGGGCGGCTATTCAGAAGGATTTGCCAAATTTCTCGCAATCAATAATCACGGTATGAAAGAAAAATCAGAGACGGCGCTCACTGGGGCTGATGGAGATACGCTCAAGGTTATTGTTCAAAAATTTTCCGGAGAGGTATAAAAACGGTAATCAAGCTCCCTAATCACTGGATACCCCGTGTAGATCAAATGCCACTGTGGAATTATCTGGAGAATGGTGGCAAACGTGCTGTTGAGGTAGCCCATAGGCGTTGGGGAAAAGACGATGTTGCTCTGCACTATACCGCTACTCAGGCAATCCAAAGAGCCGGTAACTATTGGCACATGCTGCCTCAATATGCACAGGCCCGTAAAGCCATTTGGGAAGCTGTTAACCCGCGAACTGGCATGAGGCGTATCGATGAGGCATTCCCGGCAGAGATACGATCTGTAACCCATAACCAAGAAATGTTTATTAAGTTTAAAAATGGCTCGACATGGCAGTTGGTTGGCTCGGACAACTACAATGCCCTAGTTGGTTCCCCTCCTGTTGGTGTCGTCTTCTCCGAATATG